CCCTCGGGGGGGCCTAGAGAAGCAGCGATGCTTTTCTTCATTTTTACGTTTAACGTATAAATGGCTAATTCCTAAAACCTTAGCGAATCGAGACATGTCTTATGTCTCCTTTCGTAAGAAAGGAGTACAAGTCCATGGCAAAATTTGCTAGGATTATGAGAATTGTAACCTTCTTGATGAGCCTAACGGCCACCAATCTGGATGCAGTTGAAGAGTTCCTAAAAGGCTGGAGTCGTTCTGATAACGACATCAAGACTTTCGGGATTGACTAGTACAAGTTACTAGCTCCTCCGTGTAAAAACCACGCTCATTTGTTTTAGGCGATAACCTATTAAGGTTAAACGTTTACGTCTATTGCAGTGCATATGTGTGTTCTACACACTAATAGACGTACCATAAGGAGGCGCGCACATGCCCGGTACAAATCGCATTCGACGAAGATTTGAAAGGACTCCTGGGGTAACTTCCCCCGGAGACAATCCTTCCATACCTATAGGAAAGTTTTTCCTAGAGGTTCAGCCAGGCCAGCTTATCCAGTTCGGACAAGCTTCGGCTCAACTGAAAAATCCATTATTGTCTGGAGAGATTACTTATGATGAACTTCATAAGGGTCCCCCTTACACTTCTGGAGGTGACTTCGTGAATGTTAAAGTCGATTTGCCTGCTAAGCAGGTGATGGGTATTGGTAACTATAAGGGCAATACTGATGTCACTTATTATGGCATTGGTACTGGACCTGTAATTTACCAAGGAGGTTTTTCTCCGATGGGGGTCTATGACGGGTGGAATATTCCATCCATGGTCAATGGTCCCAATTACATTCCATCAACAACCGAGTGGGAACTACTGGCTTATAAAAGAACTAAGCCAAAACTTCAGAAAGCGGACGCCATGATCTTTACTGCGGAGGCCCGGGATATTCCTAGGATGCTTCGCACTACTGCCCGTACCATGTATTCCACATGGAGTACTATGGGCGGTAGAGAGACTGGCCGACTTATGCAACCTAAAACGGTTGCAGACAACTTTCTGAACCACCAATTTGGGTGGGTTCCGTTTCTGTCTGATATCCGGAAGTTATACCGGACACATCAGAACGCAGAGGCCATTAAGCGTCAATTGACGCGTAATAATGACCGCTGGACGACACGGAAAGTAGTTCTTGATACATCGACCGATACAAACATATGGGGCTATGGTAATGGCATGTCGGTTGAACCGGCAGGTTATTACATTGGCACATTGTTTGACACTGGTGCTAGTCCTACGTGGGAACTGAAAGAAGAAATTCGATCAGTTGTATCCGCCGTGGGCTCGTACAAGTATTATCGGCCTGAGTTCGATAAGGATTTACCCGATTATAACTCGGCTTGGAGTTCCATGCAACGTGATTTAACGATGTATGGAGCTCGTATCTCCCCTTCGAACGTGTATCGTGCAACGCCTTGGACGTGGCTGGTAGACTGGTTTTCGGACTTTGGTGACAATATTGACACCATGACCGATATAATCCAGGATTCAGTCGCCGCCCGCTACCTGTTTGTCATGAAACATTCCCAGCGAGAACAGGTGTTTACACAAACACTTCCATTCTCTTCTGGCCATGTTTCCCTAAAATGGTCCGCCACTATGGAGGGCAAGATTAGGAAACAAGCAGCTACGCCTTATGGATTTGGCCTGAGTTGGAATCTTTTAAGTCCAACTCAAATTGCGATCCTAGCAGCTTTGAAGATTATGAGGCCCTAAAGGCCTCCTTCAGGTTGCTAGAATTATCGCGCTGTTAGGTCGACGGGCGGGGAGAATTGGATATCTCTCCTACCTATGACAGCGTCAACATCCAATCAGTTCATGGAGGTCAACTATGTCTTTTCCCGACCCACAAGTGGTCACCGTTAATGCTGTCGCTAAGTCGATGCCGCGTATCTCAAGTGAAGGGACAAAATCCCTTTACCAGACCGCGGACGAGTTGTTTAAAATGACAATCTCGCACACGAAATCCGGAGATCGAATTCGATCAATGGTTCGTGTCGACCAGCGCGCCGTGGTTGCGGACCCATTGACTTCTGTCAATGACTACGAGAACCTCGGTTTCTATTGCGTTCTGGATAGGCCCATTTATGGGTTTACCATGGCGCAAATCGAACAGCTTATAGCCGGCTTCAAAACCTGGCTAGATAACACGGCTATCGACCGGATCGTCGGATCGGAATCTTGAATTCCGAACGATTTCTGGTTTACAACGGGTGGGATTAAATACCCCGCTCGTCGGATAGCTATCACGTGTTGGTGCCATTTGACTGGTGCCAATACTGGCATCAGTACAGGGACACAGACGTAGCTTGAAGATGGCCCCCAGTTATGGAGGTATCTTGAAAAGCAACGTAAGTGACTTTCTAGAGCTAGCGCATAGTGTCTATATAGACGCTTGCGCAAAATGCATCGCTGATGTCTCTGATTTACGTGATCTACAAACTATTAGATCACGGGTCGAAAATGAAGGTTTGTCGTTTTTAACGATAACCCTCCCCCAATTCTGTAGTGACTTCGAAAGAGCACTATCAGATGGGATTATTGGCTCAAATCTCTTCTTAAGTTTTAAGAAGAGACGATCAATCCCTGCTTTTTTGCAAGGTATGGTCAGCCAAATTTTCGACTTAGAGACAGGAAGGATTTACGATGTACATTCGAAAAACTGGTCAAGCGATAAAACGACTATTATTGAAGGAATCAGACAAATCTGTCTCTCCTTTAAGAAGGTCGAAATTGCGTGCTCCCCTCAAAGGGAACAAGCAGCGCTTGACGAATACATCGCAATTGAGCAGTCTTTTCACTTGTTTTCGTTGCCAGAAGAGGACTTCAGTAAGTTTATTACTGTTTCTTCTGTGTTATGGGATAATTTGGTTAGTACAATTGTACTTTCCGAATGTGTCCCTCACCACGGTCCTGGCATTACTGCAGAAGGCTTTTCTGGAAACAGAAAATACCTTTGGCGTAGCTGGCACGACAGGCTTGAGCCTTATTTCCCTCTTATCGATAACGGGTATCCTTTGGATACTCCTACCGAGAGCGAGGAGCTCAAAATCGTTACTGTTGTGCAAGAGGCACAGGAACAGCCTGTAAAGGTTGTATTTGTGCCTAAAACATTGAAAAGTCCCCGGGTTATTGCTATCGAGCCTTGCTGTGTTCAATTTGCACAACAAGGGATTCGGTCCGTTCTTTATGATCGGATCGAGTCTTACTGGCTCACGAAAGGTCACGTAAATTTTCGTGATCAATCGGTAAACCAGCAGCTCGCAATAACAGCGTCGTCTACCGGTCTATTAGCAACGATAGATCTTTCTGATGCAAGTGATCGGGTTCCCCATGATCTTGCTATGGAGATGTTCCGTTCAAATCCTGATCTTCGGGATGCGATCGAAGCATGTAGATCGACTAGAGCGATTCTTCCAGATGGTACTTTAATAGCACCGTTGGAAAAATTTGCGTCTATGGGTAGTGCTCTCTGTTTCCCCGTTGAGGCCATGTATTTCTACACGATTTGTGTAGTGGCCTTACTCGAGGTACAGAACCTTCCTGTGACACCTAGAAACTGTTTTAAAGTTTCTAGATCTGTCCATGTCTACGGTGACGATATTATCGTCCCGTCGGCATATGCGAATGCTGTTCTGGCTCACCTACAAAAATACAATTGTAAGGTGAACACCAATAAGACTTTCGTTAGTGGAAACTTTCGAGAGTCGTGTGGTGAGGATGCATTCTTAGGTGAATCGGTTAAACCGGTATACCTTCGAAAAACATTCCCTCAGAACAGGCACCAAGCCGATGCC